CACCTTGGCAATTCATAGCCAAACTTACAGCCAGTGCTAGTACCACAATAGAGTACACATCTTTAACAACAGACTTTCAAACATTTAGAATAATGTATGAAGATTTAACCTTTAATCAAAACTCAGATATATATTTACAATTATATTTAGATGGAACTTTATACACTTCTAACGAATACAAAACGGCTGGATATGCTTCTGTAAATGGTAGCTCACAAACTCATTATGCTACGCAGACTTCTTGGCGTCCAATAGAGGGCTATGAGTCAGGTGACGGTAGCCGTCATGTGATGGGGTTTACGGATATTGGATGTAATAATACTAGCAGCGAAAAACAGATGCACAGCAGAGTATCATCAGCTAGCACTACAAGCCCTACTACTTATAATTTCTCAGGTCATGTCCAATATCAAAGTGGTAAACTAATCACTGGTTTTAAGTTAACTGCTGGTAGTGGAAACTGGACTAGAGGCAGCATAAAAATATATGGGATGAATTGATATGAGTGAAGAAGAAACTGTAAGAGAAAACCGAAGGTATAAAACCACAGAATATGGCAGATTTTATTTCACCGAAGCAGAAGAAGTAGCCAGAGATGCAGAAGAACAAGCATGGGCTGATGGTGCTAACGATAGACTAGCAGCCGCACACAGAGCTACTCGCAATGAGTTACTTGCTGCTTCTGACTGGACACAGTTCAACGACAGCCCATTGACTGACGAGGCTAAAACTTCTTGGGCTACATATAGAACCTCGCTGAGAACGCTTCCGACACATGAAAACTGGCCTAGTTTAGAAGATGCAGATTGGCCTACAAAACCATCATAACTACTTGCAAAGTATTGTTATAACTGTTATACTCAATTAAAGATTTATTAAACAAAATCAAGGTACTTATGACAGTAGAAACCCCTGAGTTTCGGACTGTCTTGCTCTCTCCAAACGAAGTTCTAAAAGTCTGGCACTTAATAGAAGCCGACATAGAAAAAGCCCTCGAACACGGCATTAATGAAATACCAATCTTGGAACTGTGCAAGCAAGCACTCAGCAACAAGATCTTCATTTTTATAACATTGGACAGAGACAACAAGATAGTCTGCACCACTACACTACGATTTTTACATTATGGCAGCGTTAAGACCTGCCAGATAATAACAAACACCACTAACGGAATACCTCTTAAACAAGTAGAACATGACCATCAAGTTTTTGAAGATTTTGCCAAACAGAACGGCTGTAGCCACATGCAGGTCTGGGGGCGCAAAGGATGGCAAAGAAGATTGCAAAGCCTGACTTCACGACAAGGCAATAAATACAAACCATTATACTACGTTTTCGACATGGAGATATAACATGACACTGTACAACCCATTTTTTAAATTTCTAAGCCCAAGAAATAGTGGGTTAATAACCTTCAAAGGCGGTGGCGGTGGAGCTTCGGTTGAAGAGGTTCAAACTGTTGTAGATAACACTGTAGGTACAGCCTCTGACACAGGAACAACAACAGGCAATACAGGAAGCTTTACTACGGCTGTTGTGAACAGTACTGACGCAAATGGTAATGTTACTACCACTGGTGGTGATGAAGTAACCTACGGTGGTAAGACTGTTGATGTCACTGATACAGTTAAGGGAGATACTGAAGCAATTCTTGGTGGTCAGTCTACAACCGACGATTTAATTAATAAGCGGTTTGATACATTCAGTGGCGGTGGGTCTACTACTAATATTACTAACCAAATCGATACAAGTGACCTAGCAAAAGTAGATCAGGTCAACCAAGGCTTCGCTACTTCCGCTGCTAATCAATCTTCCATATTAGACGGTCAAAGTAATTTAGCACAAGGTCAAACAGGCATATTACAAGGCCAATCAGGACTAGCCACTGGGCAGACAGGTTTAGCAAAAACGCAAACCGATATTTTAGGTAATCAGGTAGGTATGCAGACAGGCATAGACACAGCCAATACTGCTCTTACAGGATTAGGATCTGCAGTAACTGACGTACAGACAGGGGTCGATACAGCTAATACAAATCTAGGTAATCTAGGTAAGGACGTAAGTGAGGGCTTTGCAGGTCAACAGGAACAAGTAGCCAACATGCAGCAAGCGGTTTTAAGTGGTCAGGTTTCAATGACTGATGTACTGAATGCAATGCGAGATGAGCAAACTACGCAGTACGGAGATCTCTCAGCTAATCAGGCTACCATAACGGATAATATAGGCGGTGTTCAGACAGGTCTGGATACATTAAGAACAGATCAACAAAAGGCAAATACTTTAGCAGATCAATCTAGAGCAGAACTAGCTAAGACAGTCACTGGTGGATTTGATGCTGTAACTGAAAATCAAGCATCACAACAAAATCAAGCTGCTAAAAATGCAGACGCATCACTGGCTAATCAGGCTGCTATCCAACAGCAAGCAGTACCACAGACATTAGCTACATTTGGGGCTACTGCAAAAGAGTTAGCCAGTGGTCAGGCTGCTAGTGGGGAAGCTACTCCCCAACAAACAGATTTCTTAAATAGATTATCTACTATTAAGCAGATACTATCGACACAAGGTAATAACCTGGATGCTAGTATTCGCGCAGAGTACGCAACTATAGCTAATGCTTTTAATGATGATGGTACGCTAATTCCTGCATCAATTAATGAGAGTGGTAATCAAGTTAGGCGTGGCATGGATAATGCTGATATGCTTATTACTAATACCTACAACGCCCAAGGTGCTTTAGCTAATCAAAAGAAAAGTGATTTAAACCAACTTATGGCTGCATTAGATACGATGGGCTATCGTCAACAAGGTAGTCAATCAGGCGGCTTATCAGCCAATGGGCAAGGCATAATGTCTGCTCAACAAAATCAACCATTTATTCAACAAAATTAAAAGAACTAAGGAGCATTTAATGCACCCTGTAAAGATTTCAGAAGACGGTATTAATTTAGTAAAGAAGTTTGAAGGGCTTCATAGAGTACAACCAGACGGTATGGTAAGTGCATATCGGTGTAGCGCCGGACGGTATACTTGTGGATGGGGTGCGACTCGCGGAGTGCGCTCTGGTACTAAGTGGACTAAAGAATACTGCGAATTACGGTTAATTGAAGACCTTAATGACCATGCAAAAGCTATTAAGAAGTATGTACAAGTACCTCTTTCACAAGGACAATATGATAGTCTAGTGTCGTTCATATTCAATTTAGGCGAAGGTGCGTTTCGCAGCTCAACTTTGCTGAAGAAATTGAACAAAGGTTTGTACGACGAAGTTCCTGAACAGATTATGCGCTGGAATAAATGTCGAATTGACGGAAAGCTTACTCCTCTAAAAGGTCTAACTCGACGTAGGGCTGCAGAAGCTGCAATCTTTACTAGAGATGCTTTGATGCCATCTGACGAAGGTGGTCCGGATATGCCTCAGAAGGTTACTTCAGAAGCTCCTAAAAGTTTGATGAAGTCTAAGACTATGGCTGGTGCAGGGATTGCAGGTGCAGCGACAGGACTTAACGAAGTAGCAGGTCAAATGCAAAGCCTCCTGCCCTACGCTGATAGTCTAAAAACCATCTTCTTAGTATGTGCAATTGGCGGCATAGCTTTGGCTGCTTATGCAAGATGGAAAGATAACAAAGAAGGCATTCACTAGTGTTTATTTTTAGTAAGATCAAAACTTACATTATTGGAGCTTTAGCCGTGGCTATCCCTATCATTTATTTGATGGGCAAAGTCGTTGGAGCCAACAAAGAAAAGAATAAAATACTTAAAGACGATCTCCAAGCCTCTAAGAAAAAAACAGACTTTTATAAGAAAATGGCAGAGCATGAAAAAGATAGTATTACTGACCGCCCTAGTCTCATTAAACGCTTGCGCGGAAACGGTTTATAGAACCGACTTAGAAATTTATTGCCCACCAGTAGAACAGTACTCAGAAGAGTTTACTGAGATACTAGCTGCAGAGCTAGACGTTCTACATGAAGACTATGAGGCAATTCCTGAAGTGGTGACAGATTATATACTACTGCGAGATCGTATTCGACAGTGTAACGCTGAGAAGGAAAAACTATAATGGGATTATGGTCAGACACATTTGGTGGGGGAAATTCTCTACAACAATCAATAGCCAATGTTACTACAACTGGCGATAACACAACTTATGTTGGTGGCGTTCTTACGGACAACAATACAAATCAGGCAGTAGATGATAGCAATGCGGTAGTAGGTAATGACGGTAGTATTTTTACAAATAATTCTTCAAGTGGGAATGACGGTAACGGTAGCTCTAATAGTAACGTAGGTGGCGCACCATCTGGCGGTATTTTATCATATTTTAATCCAGTATCAATTATAGGTAAACTATCAGGTTGGGCTAATGGTCTAGACCCAGAGAATGATGCTAATACATCTATAAATGGTAGAGAGTACTACACCAGTTCAGATGGTATGGTATATACCTATAACGCACTTGGTCTTCCCTATGAAGTTGTGCAGGGAGAAGATGGTAACTTTGTAGACAAACTATCAGTTGTGGACGAAGAAACAGGTCTAACTGGATATCAACAACTAGCCCAAGATCTAAAAGATAGTGGTGATGATGAAGGTGCAGCCCAAGTCCTACAGGAAGCCGAACAAAATGCTGATAATGTTGAAATAGAAAAGACTGTATCAGAGCAAGTACTGGAGTGGGCTAAGTCTACAGGAATGGATCTTCAAAATACAGATATCCAAGCAATCGTAGATGATCCCAATAAGTTTTTAGCAGATAGAAATATGGTTCTTGAGGATGTTGTACCTACGCTAAATGCCAACGCTGCAGGAACTAATATATTAGGAAGTGATCCTAAGTACTCGTTAGGGGATGCAAACGCTTTAAATATAAATACTGCTACTGCAGGAAATGCATCTACAATTGGCTCTGTTACAGCGGCTACACCAGTATCCTACAAAGCTAGTACAAACCTAGATAAGATGGATTCTTCGTTTGATGTTAATGCAGCAACAGGCACAATAGATGATGACAATCTAGTAGATGCTTCAACTATAGTCACTGATATGCAAGGTGCAGCTACTGGTCGTAACGCAGATGGTACAATCAATTATAGTGGTATAGCATCTAATGATTATGCTACTCAGAAGTTTAGCTCAATCATTGATACCTCTACGGTATCCGGCAAGAATTTAGCAAAGGCTCTTGGTGAGGGTAACTATCTAGACGAAAAAGCTACAATTGCTGGTCAGATGAAAATCATCTCTGAGCAATTTGTTAATGATCAGGGTCAAGCTGTAATACCAAAATGGGCGCAGAAGATGGCTAGATCAGTAGCTCAGACTATGGCTTTTGATGGTATTAGTGGATCAGCCCAGACCTCTGCAATGGCTACGGCTATTATGGAAGCAACGCTAGGTATAGCAGAAAGAGAAGCTACATTCTTTCAGACACTTACAACAAAGAATTTAGACAACCGTCAGCAAGCTATAATTAATAAAGCAAACATATTATCTCGCTTTGAAGTAGCTAACTTAGGCGCACGACAGGCGGCTGCAGTACAGAATGCTAAGTCTTTCTTAGAGATGGACTTAAAGAAC